CCGTTACGGCTGATGCTCATGCCTGTTGGTTTCTTTGTTTCTGACATTATACTGTCCTCATCTCCATCTTGAGTCTGCCGACGAGCCTCGATGCGAACTGCTCCGGATCTTCTGCGCCGTCGACGGTGATGTTGAATGTGTTTGTGATGTTGCCGTGTGCGTTATCGGCTATCTTGTCGAGTCTGTTCCATAACGGGTTAAGCGGAAGTACCGCTTCAGGACCCGCTTCACCCAAGCCTACACCCGCTTCCGGGAAGATAGTCGGCTCGGTGAAGATACCGCCCTTCTTATACCAGTCAATGGACAGATGCGGTACGGTTTTCTTCCTTATAGAAAAGGATCCCGTTATCTTGAAGTGCGGGAGCTTGATTCCCGACATGACGTTACCGATCTTGAACGGGAAGTAGCCCTTTATCTTGTCGATGATGCTTTTTACTTTGTCTCGTGCCTTTTCTATAGGCGAGAACATCGCATGTTTGACCTTATCAAACACACCCTTGACCTTGCCGACCAGACCGCTGAACGAAAGAAGTGAACCGACCTTCCTGACCACTCCACTGATGAACGAGCCCACCTTACGGAATGGCGAAGTAATCGCGTTGACCAGTTTCGTTGCTGCGCCTTTTGCTTTCGACATAGCAGCCGAACCGAGCCCTCTGACGAGTGCCGCCACGAGTGCGGCCCCTGCCTTTAGGAGTGCACCCGCCGCCTTGCCGAGGTAGCCGAGGAGCGTCTGCAGAAGCGAGCCGATGCCGCTGATGACCTTCGGTGCGTTCTTGATGATAATCTGCCCTATCTTGTCTCCGAACTGTGCCGCGTCCGCTCCGCCCGTTATGCTGTTTATAAGGTCCATGCCCGCCTGCTTGACTATGGGCAGACCTGTGCTGATAAACGTGCCTATAGCAGTCGGGAGCGATTTAAAGATGTTGCCGAGTGCCGGCATGAGATTCTTGAAGAGGAATGTTGCCGCCGACTGTGCGAGACCTGCCATCGCAGGGCCCACGTTCTGCCCTATAGCGAGCGAGCCGAGGAAGTTATCTGCGGCCGCTTTCATGGAGGCAAAGGATCCCGACAGAGTTGACGCCGCCTCTTCTGCGGTCGTGCCCGTAATGCCGAGTTCGCCCTGCATAACGTGGATAGCCTCGTAAACATCGGACAGATTCGATATATCGTACTTCTGCCCGCTTATCTTGCTTGCGTCTGCGAGGAGCCTTTCCATCTCGGTTTTGGTTCCGCCATATCCGAGCTTAAGGTTATCAAGCATCGTATAGTTTTGCTTTGCGAAGCCCTGATATGCGTTCTGGATGTCCGTAATGTTCGAGCCCATCTTGTTAGCGTTATCGGACATGTCGATAATCGCCTGGTCTGCTGCCTTTGCCGCTTTCTGTGTGTCTCCGCCCGTAGACTGCAGCAGGGACGCGCTGAACGATGTTGCCTGCTCCATGTACTTGTTGGCGGAGATGCCTGCGGTCTTATAGGCACGGTTGGCGTTCTTTATCATGTCATCGGCACTGTCTTTGAAGAGGGTCTGAATGCCGCCGATCGACTGCTCCAGTTTCGCGCCCTCTTCTATGGACTTCTTTATGCCTGCGCCGATGGCAACGCCAATGCCTGCCTTTAACAGCGCGCCTTTTATTCTGCCCGCCATGCTGGAACCTGCTTTGATTCCCGCCGCGTCCGCTTCACCGCCCACCGCCTTTTGGAGCGAGCCTTTGATTCCTCTTGCGGACGGAACTATTTGTACATAGGCGGTGCCCAGTGTTGTTCCTGCCATCTTATTCACCTCTAAGAAGCTTTTGACGTGCCTCTTTAAAATCCGCACCGCTTTCGAACGTTCTGAACTTCTCGGTTCGCTTCGGAGCGTCTTCGCCCATAAGCAGACCAAGTATCGACTGCGGACGCGTGCCCTCTCCGTTCCAGAAGACAGCCTGAAGCGCGTCATATATCAATGCGAGAAGCGAGTCCGTATACGGGATCTTATCGCCTCTCATTTTCATTCTTATCCTTGAGTTTTCCCTCAAACCAGAAGACAAGGTCGCCACCAGACGAACTGGGAGCGACCTATAATCAAATACTTGATATGTCTCTGCGAGATCGCAAATAAGTGCGTTCTCATCAAGGGCTATCATTCTGGCGAGGGTCACGAGTTTTTTACCGATTCGCCCGCTGCTTCGAACATTTCCGTAAGAGCCTCGTCAACCGCAGACATCGGGATCCTTCCCTTGTCGTTGCGCAGATGCTCTTTGAGTTCAGCGTACTGTTTCTCGCCGAGAATCGTTTTGACAATCTGCGGAATCACGGACGGGTTCATGTCGCTTTCTGCGAGCAGTTCGACAAACTCGAGATCGTCCATCGCTTCATCGTCCAATTCGAACTTGAAGCCGGACTTTGTTACACCTTTTACCATGTTGCCCTCCTATAGCGATTACTCGCTTTCCTTCATGAAGATCTTCGACGTATCGCCCTGATAGTCCGCATACGGAAGAGCCGTGACCGTAGTCTCGAAGCCTGTGACTTCTCCGTCAGCGTATGTGATGTCGCCGAGGTCTGTGACTTTTCCATTCGGGATAACTGTTCTTCTCAGGACGTCGCCGTTCATGATCTGGTCGATGACCCATACGGCTGATTCGAGTTCTTTGGAGTTGACCCTGACCTCGATGCCCGTTGCGATCGTTCCTGTTACGTTATCGTCGCCGTAGACTGCTTTCAGAGTGTCCACGTTCTTCGATTCGATAAACGTCATCTGATACGAATCTGTCTTGCCTGTCTCGGGGCGAAGCACTGTGTCGCCACCGTAGGCCTTGATCTCTTCGCTTTCTCTTGTGTTGCTGTTTGTGATGCCGTCCTCGGAGATGTAGCCGAGGTCTTTAAAGGCCGCAGCCAGTGCCGTAGTGGCATCTGTCGGGAGCGTTGTTCCGAGCGGTGCTCTGTAGACGCATCCCGATATCCTCGGTTTTACAGCCGAGACATTGTTTACATTTGTTGCCATTTCTGCTACCTCCCATAGTGGCTGATGTCGTATACAGCCTGATAGCGGTACTGCTTCTTGGTCGTGTCCGTGAAGTTGTAGTCGCTGTTAAGAGACGCCCTTGTCACCTCATCGAGTTCTATAAGGCTGTCCATCGCCTCTTTGACTTTCTCGTTGAGTGAGGCCGCCTCGTACAGGCTTTTCGCATAAGACTGTATAGCAAAGGTCGATGACATCAGATGGTTGTTCCTGTTCGAGCCTGTCTTCTCGATAATGACGTACTCGTCGGGTATGGTTCCCAGTTTCGGGAGCTCCATCCATACGGGCTGAGTCAGTTTATCATCGAGATAGTCTCTGACCGTCTTCTCTATCATCCTCTCACCGCCTTTAACAGTATGTTGTCATTTAAGTTTCTATAATAGGCTTCTCTAGAGTCCGTTCTGACCGCTGCGCCCGAACGTTCGGGATAGTTACGCTCTTCAGCAACGAACCCCGGTCCTGCGGTGCTCTGAATCCTGTTAGCGTGCTCCATGCAGAGGGCTTGGAGTTCCTCAGACCTCAGAAGCTCCCGAACTCCCGCACTGTCCAGCACTACCTTCGTCTTACTCATAACGCACCACCTTTATCTTGCCGTTCCAATCGAGCGGTATCATGTCTTCTATGCCTTTAACGACCTCGCCGACCGTCTGAAACTTCTCGCCGAATATATCGACCCGTTTCTCCTTCCAGTCGTGAGCGTCGCCTTTGGGGATAGCGAGTTCATATACCGTCCGCTTCCCGTAAAGAGCGGTGTCGTTGACGATGTCCTCGGCAGATACGGGAGCAACGAGCACGTTGTCCACGGCTACGGGCTGTTCAGAGTAAACAGGGGTGTTGAAGCCATCGAGCCCAACTGCGGTGTCCTGATAAAGGACTACCGTGATACCTTTTATTCTGCCCATAGGTCAACGACCCCCATTCTCTGTCTCTTCAGTCCGAGCCTTGCGAGTTCGTCCCGCTTGATAAACAGACCGCCGCCTGGCACGAGATATGTTCCCGTAAAGGAATAACCCAGCGCAGACTCGGTGGACTGTGTCAACGGCTCTCCTTCTGTAGAAGTCATCAGAGCCCTTGCAACAATGTCGACCGTTACCGACTTCGCTGTGCTCGAGGTTATTTCTTCGTCCTCTATCATCTGATCGAGGTCTTTACCGACTCTCTTTGCCGAGTCGCGCAGGAGGTCTGACACGACCGTCAGCAGTTCGCCTGCTCTCTCCTCTTCAGCGGAGGTCAACGGTCGCCACAGGGCCGCCATGTCCTGTATTGTCGCAAAGTTGCTCATTTATTTCCTCCTGCGTCTTATGCGTTGTGATAGATAACTGTCGTAGCCTGAGTGATCTTGTAGCCGAACGCCTTTCTGCCCTGTACTGCACTGCAGCCGATGTGAGCGCCGTCAGCAAGGTCATATACGCCTACAGGAACGTTCCAAGCGTCTACGAAGTGGCAGAAGTCGCTATTGCCGACAACGTAGTCGACTGATTTCTGCGAAGAGCCGCTTCCTGTCTTCAGACCGTTCAGGTTGATGGACTCATATACAGGGATCCCTGCGAGTCTGCCCATAAAGCCAGCGCCGAGTTCGCCAACGTTTGCTGTTGCAGCGACGAATTCAGGGCTCTGTATCAGCAGAGCGTATGTGTCCGATGTAACTGCGATCCACAGCTTAGCCGGGTCAACCTTTGCCTTCTTTGCTGTGGCAACGTCTGTAACGATCTTCTCATATACGTTGCTCTTTGTGAGTGCAGTTGTGTCGCTTGAAGCTGTGCCGTGAGCGATGAGGTCTGCTGCGAGTGCTGCGTCCACTACGTTAGCGAGTGCGTAGCCGGCGGAGTCGAGTCTCTCTGCTACCATTCCATCGGGGACTGCTGCAGCCATGAAGCCGTCGATGAGTTCGTTAACGGCATAGTCGTTATCGAGAACGAGTGTCTCATAAGTCGTAGCCGGGTTATTGATAGCGAGACCAGTCGCTGTTACATAAGCTCCCGCCGTTGCTTCCGTTCTTACCGGAATCTTAACTGCGCCGGCAGTGCCAGCACCGTCGTGCCTCTGATTGAAGATTGCCGCGAATACCGAGTTGGCTCTCAGTTTAGCGTCTACTATCTTCGAGTAGCTTTCCATTTTGTTTGTATCCTGTGCCATTTGTAATACCTCCGTTATAGATTGATATTAGGGTTCAGTTTTTTGAACGCTGCCGTCACTCCGTCCTCTTCCGGTGCCGGTTCGGGGTTTGCGAGTGGTGGTGCGCTCACAGTTCCCACAAGGTTCTTTAAAGACTCCGCGCTTTTCTTTATCGCCTCTTCATCTTCGCCCTGTATGAAACCGACAGCCTCGTATGAAAGTCCGTACTCCCTCGCGACTCTCGTTTTTACCGAGTCGATCTCGTACTTCGCGATTTTGTCGTCCTTTTCTGTCAGCTGTGTCTGCAGATTTGTTTTCTCATCAGTCAGCGCCTGAAGCTGGTCGTTGAGTCCGCTCAACTGCGTGTTCAGCTCTTCCGTCTTCTTCTGAAGTTCGTCAGGGGATATCCAACCTTCGTACTCCTTACGGATGACTTCTTTAGCCTCGAGCCTTGCGGTCCCGACCATCTTATTGACTTCTTCCTGTGTAAACATTTTTTCGTCTGCCATCGTCTTCCTCCTACTTTCCCGCTGTAGTCGCGTAGTGTGATATATTAAAAAATCACGCCCCATTGCGTGACCTCTTAATAGCTTGCCTGCTGTTTTTTCTTTTCCTTACCTTCTGCGCACTGCCATATAGCGAGCACCGCCGAGTCGAGGAGCGCTATCTCCATGGTGTCGAACTGCGCTCTGTAGCCGAAGCCGCCGTTTGAGCCTATCGCCCTCTTTTCGCAGTTGGTCGCCACCTGTCTCATGGACGGCTGACCTGCGTGACATATCTCTTTAGAGAACAGTAGCTTCTCGAACATCGCATTCGCCACGATGACCTCTTTGACGGTCGGCAGAATGACGCTTTTGACGCCCTGCTCTGCCAGTTCGTCTTTAAGGATCGCCTGCGCACCGCCACCGTCTATGGTAACGGTCTGCGGATCTATCGCTTTAACCGCGCCTATAAGCCAGTTGTCGCCGTTCCTTGTCGGCTGACAGTCGATGCCCTCAAAGAACACCTTCCCGTCTTCCGTCCGAGTTGCCACCGACATCGCCACGTTGCCCTTGTTGTACTTGATGCCAACATAGACATTTGACGATACCTTCGGGACGCTTTCGCATTTGAGGCTGTCCCACTCGGTCTCGGAGATCTCCGACTTGAGGTTGTACTTCGTCCAGAAGCCGAGTCTCTGGATGTTGAAGTCGAGCACGTCTGCC